CCGTAAAGACACCGAAGAAACTAAGCGGCAGGTGCTTAATCATAATTTGACTTATGAAAAAATCTGCCAAAAAAAGGAACCTAAATAATGCTTGAAGCACTTGATTTTATTCAGCGGCACTGGGCAATTGTAGTGACGGTTGGTGGTGCTGTGTGGACGTATTTTTGGCTGACGATGGACAGTAAATATGCCCGCAAATCCGATGTGGCCGATTTACGTAAGGCAATTGAAACTAATGAAAAAAGTCTATCGGAAGTAAAAGGCGAGTTACGACATTTGCCAACCTCAAAAGAAGTAGCCGATTTGCGTTTATTAATGACGGAAATGAAAGGTAAAACCGACGTGTTAAATACCAACATTGGTAGCCTTAACCATCAAGTGAAGTTATTAATTGAAAAAGAGGTAAATAAGGAATGATGCGCCAAGATATTTTCACGAAAGACCAACGATTGGTTATTCTGCGCTCTCTTGAAGAGTGCGGTTACGATGCCAATGAAAGCATTTTAAACGATTGTTTGGATATGTACGGTCACGATATTAGCCGTGACTTGGTGCGTAATCACCTATTATGGCTTGAGGAGCAAGGCTTAATCACCATCGCTAGACTCAATAGCAACGGAAAAGAATTTTATGTAGCCACTATCACGCAACGTGGTTTAGATGTGGCGCAAGGTCGCGCTTTCGTGGACGGCGTAAAAAAGCCAAGTCCAAAGATTTAAACCCGGTTTAAAGGAGGTTTAAATGACCGACAAAAACACACGCGGCCGCGCCAGTAAAGTGGACTTATTGCCACCGAATATCAAAACCCAACTGGCGATGATGTTGCGCGACAAGCACCTTTCCCAAGCGCAAATCCTTGAAGAGATTAATGACCTGATCCGTGATTGTGGGTTAGATGACAGCTATCAATTAAGCCGAACAGGTCTTAACCGTTACGCCAGCCGCATGGAACAAATGGCGAGCAAAATTCGCAATGCGCGTGAAGTCGCTGAGATTTGGACGAAGCAATTCGGCGAGGCACCACAAAGCGATATTGGCAAACTGCTCATGGAAATCGTGAAGAATCTTGCCTTTGAAACCTCTATCGGCATGAGTGAAAACGGCAAGGCGCAACCGAAGGATTTGGCGTTGTTATCCTCCGCGATTCAGCGGTTGGAGCAGGCGGAAAGTCTATCCCATAAACGTGAACAGGCAATTCGCAAAGAAATGGCGCAATTAGCGGCGGAAACCGCTGAAAAAGTCGTGGTGCAGGCAGGATTGTCAGCCGATACGGTGCGCACAATTAAAGAACAGATTTTAGGTATTGCATAATGGCATTATTAAATAACAGACCATTAAACAAATTAGCCCCTGAATGTCAGTCATTCCTTGACTGCATTCATGCGTTTAATCCGATGGAACTGTTGTTGGGCTATCAAAAACGCTGGATTGCAGATGATAGTCAACTCAAGATAGCCGAGAAAACCCGTCGTTGCGGTTTAACATGGGCGGAAGCGGCAGATAATGCCCTGATTGCCAGTACCCGAAAATCAGACGGTGGCTCTGATGTGTTTTACATCGGCTCAAACAAGGAAATGGCGCGTGAATATATCGACGCTGTTGCTATGTGGGCGAAGGCTTTTAACTACGCCGCCGGAGAAATTCAAGAAGAAGTCTTTGAAGATGAAGACAAAGACATTTTGACTTATGTCATTTATTTCGCTTCAGGCTTCAAAGTTAAAGCACTTTCATCCAATCCTAAGAACTTGCGCGGTATGCAAGGCGTTGTAGTGATTGATGAAGCCGCATTCCATGAATATCTTGCCGAGGTGCTGAAAGCCGCCTTGGCACTCACAATGTGGGGCGCGAAAGTTCGTGTCATTTCAACCCATAACGGCGCAGATAATTTATTCAATGAGCTGATTCTTGACAGCCGAGCGGGTCGAAAACGCTATTCCGTTCACACCATCACAATCGAAGATGCTTGCCACGATGGTTTATATCAACGTATTTGTCAGGTCACCAAACAAGAATGGTCAGCTGAAAAAGAACAGGAATGGATTGATAACCTATTAAAAGATACGGCAAGCGAAGAAGACGCGCTGGAAGAATATTTCTGCGTGCCGAAAAACGGTTCAGGCTTGTGGCTTTCCCGTGCCTTGATTGAGCGTCAAATGAGCGAGAAAACGCCGGTAGTGCGTTTTGAAGCCAAAGAGGGTTTCAGTCTAGTGCCGGAACCGACACGCTATAAAGAAATGGAAGATTGGAGCGAAAAAACGTTAGCTCCGATTTTGCAAGGCTTATCGCCGAATTTATTGCACTTCTTCGGCGAAGACTTTGCCCGTAGCGGCGACATGACTTCTTTTGTTATTTTAGCCCAACAGCAGAACCTAACCAAGCAAGTGCAGTTCATCGTTGAACTGGGCAATATGCCTTATAAACAACAGGAACAAATCGTGCTGTTTATTTTAAAACGACTTCCCCGCTTTTCCGGTGCGGCATTTGACGCACGCGGTAATGGTGGCTATTTGGCGGAATCAGCTCGTGACGCTTTTGGCTCATTGGTTGATTGTGTTCAGTTATCGGAAAAATGGTATCGCGAACACACTGCACCATTTAAAGCCGCCTTAGAGGACGGTGAACTGGAAGCTATTCCGAAAGATGCCGATATTCTCGCTGACCTACGTTCGTTCCAAGTGGTAAAGGGTGTGCCGCGCATACCGGATAAACGGGCTAAAAGTGCGGATGGCAAAAGCAAACGCCACGGTGACACGGCAATCGCATTGTTGTTAGCACACTATGCAAGTCGTCAGTTGATTCAATTGCCGGTAAAAGCCCATAGCCGTAAACCTCGCGCCAGTCGTAAAATGACCCAAGGATATTAACCATGACAGTAAAAAAACAAGATTTAATCGGCGTTATCGCCACCCGTGCCAATGCTATCGACTTTTGGTCATTTATGCACTATTTGCCCAACCCTGATCCTGTGCTGAAAAAAATGGGGAAGGACATTTCCGCTTATCGTGAAATCTTATCGGATAGCCATGTGGGCGGTTGTGTTCGCCGCCGTAAAGCCGCCATTAAAGGTTTAGAGTGGCGCATTACCCCAACTGGAAATGAAAAAACAGATGAAATCCTGGCAACGCTTTTTGACCGTTTACCAGTAAATCAAATCATCAATCAAATTTTAGACGCCACCCTGTTCGGTTACCAGGCACTTGAGGTAATGTGGGCAAGTGAGAACGGGTTATTGCTCCCGACTGAAATAGTCGGAAAACCACAAGAGTGGTTTGTATTTGATGAAGACAACCGTTTAATGCTGCGCACAAAAGAGAACCGCAATGGCGACATTGTGCCGGAAAAGAAATTTTTACTCGCCACCCAACAAGCCGACTACATGAACCCATACGGTCGCGCAGACCTGGCGATGTGTTTTTGGGCGGCTACCTTCAAGAAAGGCGGGTTCAAGTTTTGGCTAGAGTTTGCTGAAAAATACGGCTCGCCGTGGTTAGTGGGTAAATACCCACGAAACGCTAACGCCCATGAAATTGATGAGTTGTTAGATAGCATGGAAAAAATGCTCGGCACAGCCGTGGCGGCTATCCCGGACGACAGCTCTATTGATATGCTTGAAAGCGGAAGCAAAGGCGGGTCATCACAGGTGTTTGATGATTTCCTCCGCTACTGTAAATCAGAAATTGCCATCGCGTTATTGGGGCAAAATCAAACCACAGAAGCTGAAGCAAATCGTGCAAGCGCGACAGCTGGCTTAGAAGTGACCCGCGATATTCGCGATGATGATGCCAGCATGGTTGAAGGCATATTTAACCAATTATTAGCCTGGATTTGTGAGTTGAATTTCCACGTGGACACGCTGCCGACATTTGAGCTTTACGAACAGGAAAGCATTGATAAATTACAAGCCGAGCGTGACGGATTATTGGCGGGATTAGGCGTTCAATTCACCGAGCAATACATCATGCGAACCTATGGGTTTGAAGAAGGCGACATTGTAGTTGCCGCACCTGAAAAAAGTGCGGTCAAAAATACGGCCGATTTCGCCGAGGCGATTCCTAAGTCTATCGTGGAAACCATTGGGGAACAGCTAGAAGTCGAAGGTGAACCATTTGTAGAAGAATGGCTGCAAACTATCCAGGATAAGCTATCTCAAGCAGAAAGCCTGGAAGATTTTCGCAATCAGTTAGACAGCTTAATACCTGAATTGAGTTTTGCAGAATACGGCAAAGTAATGGCATGGGCATCAACAGCAGCACACTTTGCTGGTCGTCAGTCCGTTGAAGATGAGCGTAAATAAAATGAGTAAATTCACTTTTGAAGAGCAGGTCAAATATTTTGAGAAAAAACTCAATTTGCCTACTAATAGCTATTTGGACGTGCTAGGTGAAGAACATGACTACTTTTTTATGGTGGCCGGCGCAAACCGTAATGAAGTGCTGACGGCATTTCGCGAAGCGGTAGATGATGCCATTGCAAATGGTGAAACCTTAGAGGGATTTCGCAAGCGTTTTGATGACATTGTAGCAAATACAGGCTGGCAATATAACGGCGGGCGAAACTGGCGCACCCGGATTATTTACGATACCAACGTTTATGGCGCGTATAACCGAGGACGATTGGCGCAGCATTTGGATTTGGTTGATGTATTGCCTTATTGGGAATATCACCACCATGATAATGAACACCCGCGCGAGGAACATATCGCGTTAGACGGCACAATTCTACCCGCCACAGATCCGTTTTGGCGCTACTATTACCCAATCAAAGCGTACGGCTGCCACTGCACGGTATCAGCTCACGATGCCGATGATTTAGCCGAAATGGGGCGAAAAGTGAGTCCATCACCTGAAATTGAGTGGGAAGAAAAACTGGTAGGCGTTCGCTCCGGCAATCCACGAACAGTACGCGTGCCAAAAGGTTATGATGTGGGATTTGCACCTTATAACTTTGAGCGCCTAACGCAATCTCGCGATGTTGATGTGGACAAGTTGTTATTACAAAAAATGACAACCGCTGAGCCGCATTTGGCGAGCCTGTTAATTGATGATGTATTGAAAAACCCAAAAGCCATGGTGCTATTAAACGGCGCGATGAAAGAAATGGTCGATACAGTCAGTCAGCAAAAAATCGCACGTGGCAATATGAAGTATGTAGGGGCGATTCCTGAACCGGTATTAACTAAGCTGGACAATTTAGAAAAAGCCCCGCAGAGCGCGGTAATCGCAGTGCGTGATGAAGATGTGCTGCATGCATTACGCGATACCAAACAAGCCAAAGGCATTAGCTTGCCGGTGGGGTTTTGGGAACAGTTACCTGAAAAACTGCGCCGCCCTAAAGCGATCTTATTGGACGACCAACAAAAACAACCGACCCTGTTATTCGTTTATGAAACCGAACAAGGCAAAGTGGCGGTTAAAATGGACTATGAAATCAAATTAAAAGATGCTTTAAGCGGGAAAAAACTGCCGCACAAGTTAAATTTAGTCAGAACCGCAAGTACAATTAAAAGCGACGTTGAGTGGAATGATTTCAAGAGAAGCTATGAGCTTTTATGGGGGGAGCTAGATTAAGCGGTGGCTTGCCTGATTCGAACAGGATAATGACGGATGGAACATTGCCGCCAACCTTTCCAGTAGGAAACCCCCACCGCAATTTCACTATACGCCCTGGCATTATTTTTATCAAGAGAAAATTATGTTAAAGATTACCATTAACGATAATCAAGCAATTCAGAAATTGACAAGCATTGCAAATCAATTAGAAAAGCCACGTCAGCTGTATGGTTTGCTGGGCGAAACATTGAAAAAAATTCATGATGCCCGATTTAAAGCTGAGATTGATCCAAAAGGTAATCGCTGGCAAGCGTTATCGCCACGCACAAAAGCGTTAAAAATGAAACGCGGTAAAAGCCCAAAGATTTTACGTCAAGACGGTTACCTATCAGACAGAACCGCGTATAATTACGATAATGACCATGTTGAGTTTGGTAGTGATGCAAAATATGCTCGCCTACATCAATTCGGTGGAAACGCCGGACGTGGCCGTAAAGTTAAAATTCCAGCGCGCCCATGGTTGGGTATCAATGAAAGTGATGGTCAAAAACTTCTGAAAAAATCGACCGCACTTTTACAACGACAAATTGACAAAAATCTAAAGTAAAAGCTAAAAATCAAAATAACGCCACAAATTCGCGCCATAGAGCTTTTATTTAAAATTAATGCAATTTATCGACTAAAAAAATTTAAATCGATTTGAAGCGATTTGAACGCCATTTAAAGCATTTTAGATTTAAAGATAAAGTGCATTTCAATCCCGCGTCAAAAATCCCTCTTTTATTCTTTCAACCACTTTAAAATTCAAGCCCGCATTTTTTCTCTATGCTAGCGGTATTCAAACGAGGATACCCTATGCAATTAATTGAGATTTTCAAAGCGGGCAAACGCACCGACGCAAATGGTTTAGAAGTGGAGATTACCACAGAAGATTTGCAGCAAGCGGTCAATGCCTACAACGTAAACTTTCATGAGTCCCCGGCAGTAATTGGCCATCCTAAACACAACGCACCCGCGTATGGTTGGGTAAAACGCCTTGAATTAGACGGCGATGTATTAAAAGCCGAATTCGACCAGGTAGACCCTGAATTTGCCGAAATGGTAGATAAAGGGCGATTCAAAAAAGTCTCATCATCATTTTATTTAGCAGACAGCCCAAACAACCCTTGCCCCGGCAACCTGTATTTGCGCCATGTTGGATTTCTAGGTGCTATGCCGCCAGCGGTTAAAGGCCTACGCAACCCGGAATTTGCTGAAGACGAGCAAGGCGTGGTTGATTTTTCTGATTGGGCAGAATCCAGCCTTTGGCGTCGCTTGCGCGATTGGTTTATTGGCACGCACGGCCAGGAAGAGGCTGATAAAGCCATCCCGGACTATCTCGTATCAAGTGTGCAAGAAGAGTACATCCGAAACGAATATAAGCGTATCAACCAAACGGAAGTCGGCTCGCCTATTCCTAGTTTTAACGAACCCACTTTAGAACAACCTTCAGAACCACAAGGAGAACCTGAAATGACCCCTGAAGAAATTGAACAGCTCAAGGCAGAAAACCAACAGTTGAAAGCCGAAAAAGCTGAAGCAGCACTTAACCAAGCAAAAGCCGACAACGCCGACTTTGCCGAAGGTTTAGTAAAAGCGGGCAAATTAGCCCCAGTGGCAAAACAACAAGCCATTGATTTATTAAATCTCGGTTCAACAAGCGCAGCTGGCGGCGTGGTTGAATTCGGTGAAGGTGAAAGCCTACACGGAAAAATCAAGGCGTTTTTAGAAGCTCAGCCAGCTATCGTTGAATTTAACGAAGTGGCTACCAAAGAAAACGCCACAACCGCAGAAGACGGCACGGTGGAATACGCCGAAGGCACAAGCGCTGAGTCCATTGATATGGATAAGAAAGTCCGCGCTTATATGAAAGAACACAATGTGGGCTACACAACCGCATTTAACGCAATCACTCAATAAGGAGCAAATGCATGACTGATTTATCAAAACAACGCGTAGTTGACCCGGTATTAACGGCGCTCGCACAAGGTTATTACAACGGCAACATGATTTCTGAAGTGTTGTTCCCTATCGCTGAAACTCAAAAAGAAGGTGGCAAAATTCCTACATTCGGTCGCTTAGCGTTCCGTTTGCAAACCACAAAACGTGAGCTTCGTGCTGCATCAAATCGTTTAACGCCGGAAGATATTGGTTCATTGACCGTTGTTTTAGAAGAAAACGACATCGAATATCCAATCGACATCCGCGAAGTGAATGAAACCGAAGGTGTTTATCCATTACGCCAATACGCAACCGGCGTGACACAAGATGTCATCGCACTCGGTCGTGAAAAAGCTTGTGCGGACTTAGCTTTAAATGAAGCAAATTACGAAACCACAAACAAAGTGACCTTAAGCGGCACGTCTCAATTTACCGACCCTAATTCAGACCCTATTGGTGTGATTAAAACCGGTATTCGTGCAATTAAACGCACCACAGGCCGTAAACCAAACGTTTGTGCGATTTCTGGCGATGTATGGGAAGTGTTAAGCGAACACCCGAAAGTATTAGAAAAAATCAAATACGTGGCGACTGCCGTATTAACCCCGGAAGACTTTGCAAAATTAATCAAAGTAGATCGTGTTGTTGTGGGTGAAGCTGTGCATGAACAAGCCGGTGAATTAAAAGATATTTGGTCGAAAGCGATTGTGTTGGCTTATGTTGCGCCGGCATCAAAAGAGCAGAAACAAAATATCTATGAACCATCATTTGGTTATACCGTGCGCCGCAAAAACGGCTTATATGTAGATACTTACACCGAAGTGGGTGGCAAAGTTGAAATCGTTCGCACGACCGATATCAATAAACCATACATCGTGGGTAAATCTGCGGGTTACTTAATCAAAGGTTGTATTTAACCCCTATTTGAACCGCATTTAAACGCGATTTAAGTGCGGTTAAATTTCAACTTATTTTAAGGGTGAATTATGTCAGATAAACAAAAAACGGCATTTTTGGTCGCAGCAGCGATGGCAATTTTGCACAACGGCAAGCGATATGAGCAAAACGATGTCATTGAGCTTACCGAAGAAGAAGCCGACAAGCTCGCGATTTATATCACGCCAGCTGAAACTAACAGCGAGCAACGCGCACAAGCTGAACAAACAGCAAGCGATGAATTAACCGCAGCTGAACAGGTTGAAAGCGATGCAGAAGAAGCGGCTGCAGAAGAGCCTGGCGAAGAAGCGGCTGCTGAAACGGCTACGGAAGAGCCAGGCGAAGAAGCGGGCGAAACCACAAAACCAAACAAAGGTAAAAATAAGTAATGTATATCACGGCACAAGATTTAGAAGATGTAATGAGCGAAAGCACGCTAATCGCCCTATCGAATGATACATCACGCGCGACTACCGCAAATCAGATGACATTGGATAAGGCTTGCGAATACGCCACGGAAACCGTGGATGGCTATTTGCGCTCGCGTTACGTCTTGCCATTAAATCAAGTGCCGACCTTGGTGCGTAATATTTGTTTACAAATCGCACGTCATTGGTTGTATTCCCGCCGCCCGGACGGTAAAGGATTCCCGGACAACGTCCGCGAAACCCATGCACAAGCCTTGAAAGACCTGGAACGGATTCAAAACGGCAAACTGCATCTTGGCCTAACAGAAATCGGGAGCGCGACCGATGATAACTACCCAACCGCGCTGAAATTCAACACGCGCGCGCCACAGAAGCTCGATTTAACAGGATATTAATATGAGTGCAACGCTTCCGATTTTAGAAAGCATACAGCAACGGATAGCCGATAAAACGGACAAGTTTAGCATTGAGTTATTTCCTGATGATTTGGAGCACTACAATCTCACAGACGAATTCGGTGCTGTTTTGGTGCAATACGCCGGGTCGAAGTTTGAAAGCATCGACAGCGTGGATGTTATCCAGCAACGCCGAGTTGTGATGGTCGCGCTTACTGTGATTGCTCGAAGTCAGCATGACGACCACGGTGCAATCGAAATGTTAGACCAGCTCCGCTTGGCAATAGTTGGGTTTAAACCAACTAACTGCACAGCGTGTAGTTTAGTGAGTGAAGAGTTTGGCGGCGAGTCAGACGGCCTTTGGCAGTATCAGCTTTTAGTGCAGACCGAAACATGGCAAGTAGAGCTTTGCGAACCAAGCAATTTACCTAAATTTACCACCGCACGCTATCGCCGTGCGGATAAACCTAATCCCAAACAACCATAGGAGAAAATTATGGCATTCCATCACGGGACGAAAACAATTCGCGTAGCAGGTGGTTCTGTTGCGGTGGAAACTGTCGACGGTGCAATTATTGGTATCGTTGGTACAGCACCTATCGGCGCGGTGAATGAATTGACTGTGTGTCAAACGACTAAAGATTTTTCAAAATTTGGCGTAATCTTAGGCAAGGGCTTTACGCTTCCTGACGCATTTGATGTTTTATCGCGCTATTCAGCGGGTAAAGTGTATGTGGTCAATGTTTTAGACCCAGCAAAACACAAAACAAGCGTTACCGATGAAGTATTAACGCAAGACGATAACACCTTGCGCGCTAAAACCGAGCATCCTGGTCTTTTAAATTTAACCTTAACCGCAGATCGTACTTTAACCGAAGGCAGCGATTATGCAGTGGATTTGCAAACGGGTGAAATTACTCTAAAAGCAAAACACGAAACCTTAAAAGCGACCTATGAATACGCCGACCCAACAAAAGTGACGGAAGACGACATCAAAGGTGGCATTGATTCGGTAAGTGGTAAACGCAAAGGCTTTGAGTTATTGCGTGATGGCTTCAACCTTTACGGCGCGGACGCAAAAATTCTGATCTGCCCTGAGTTTGATAAAACAGCAAGCTGTGCGGCGGCTTTAACCACGCTCGCAGAACAGTTGAAAGCAGTGGCTTATGTGCAATTACCAAAAGGCACAAGTCTTTCTGATGCAATCAAAGGCCGTGGCCCATTGGGTACAATCAACGCGTCTGCAAGCACAGAGCGTGCGCGCCACTTCTTCCCTTATGCTATCGGCTCAAGCAATACGTTGGAAAGCCTTGCGGTGCATGCGGCTGGCTTGCGAATGAAAACCGATACCGAAAACGGGTACTGGTTCTCGACATCAAACCGCCCATTACAAGGGGTGATTGGCATGGAGATTCCGCTTACTGCGCGCGTTGATGATGAACAATCAGAGACCAACCAGTTAAATGCGGTAGGCATTACAACCATTTTCAACAGCTTCGGGACGGGCTTCCGATTGTGGGGTAACCGCTCAAGTAATTACCCGACCGTGACCCACATTATCAATTTTGAAACGGCATTGCGCACCGGTGACTTAATCGACGAAAGCATTCGACGTACTGAGTTGCAATATGTTGACCGTCCAATTGATGACGCATTGATTGATAGTCTGACCGAAACCGTGGACACCTATTTGCGTGCATTACCGTCTATCGTGGGTTATAGCGTCAGCCTTGACCATGATTACGACTTGGTGGATGAATTCAGCAAAGGTCACGTGCCGTTAGTTTATGACTACACCCCTAAACTTCCAGCGGAATTGATTTCGAACAAGTCCGTCATGACCCGTAAATACTTAGTGAATTTAGTTTCACAACGCTAAGGAGTAAAAACCGATGAGTATTTCTATTAATCAAATCGTCAACGGCAACGTGTACATTAACGGTAACAGTCAAATGGGGCGTGCAAATGAAGTGAAAATCCCGGACATTGAGTTTGAAAAGGTTTCCCACAAAGGCTTAGGGCTGCATGGTGAGATTAAACTGCCGGCCGGCACTAACGCTATCGAAGCAGAAATCACCTGGGATAGCTTTTACCCGGAAGTGCGCGCGTTGTTGTTGAACCCTTATAAAAATTCACAGCTAATGATCCGCTCAAACCTCCAGGTGTTTGATTCACGCGGGTTGGCTGCTGAAGAGCCGATGGTGACCATTATGAATGTGTCAGCCAGCAAAATTGGTGGTACGGCGCAGAAAAATAAAGAGAATTCAGAGTTCGGTGATACGGTAGATGTTTATTCCATCAAGCAGACCGTAGCCGGCAAAGAGATCTTATTTATTGACGTGCTTGCAAATATCTACCGTGTAAACGGCCAAGATGTGTTGCAAAAATACCGCACTAATATCGGTCAATAAAGGGGTGAAAACCTTTAAATCTATTTAAAATCATTCAACCGGTCAAAGTTGTATTCTCCTTTGTGAAGTTAAACAAATCTACTCACAAAGGAGTTTTTTTATGTCTGAAACCATTCTTAAATTAGAGTTTCCATTCCCTGACGGGCAAGGAAATACCATCACCGAGTTAAAAATTCGCCGTCCGAAAGTGCGCGATATTCGCAAAATGACAGGTAAAACCGAAACCGAAATGGCGGTGAGTTTGCTTGCAATCGTCACAGGCTTAGTGCCTGAAGATATTGACGAGCTTGATATTGCCGACTTCCAGGCTGCATCAAAAATTGTTGAGAAAATGCAAAAGGGAAAGTAGTCGCGGAAAGCCTTAATGCAGCCCTGGCCGACTTGGCCTTTTGGTTTGGATTCCAGCCAAGCGAGCTGGAAGAGATGGCGCTTGATGAAGTGGAGCGTTGGATTATTCAAGCGGAGCGGCAGATAAAAGCAAGGTACACAAAAGCCGCTATTTAAGCGGCTTTTTGTTTAGTGTTTAAGTAGGGTTTGAAGCGTGGTGAATAAGCCAAAAAGCGAGATGATAATAACTCTACACGAAAACATCACCAGGAAGCCGACCAATATCCACGGTAGTGCAAATAAAAAAGCAGATACGCAAACGGAAATCCATGAGAGCGAGTTACTTTCTGAATAAAAAACTAAAAAATGATAAAGGCTGGCGAGATAACTTAAAACAAGTGCAAGCAATAAAACAGCCTGTGTTTTTTCCACCCATTTTTCTCTTGTCATTTCTTCCTCCTTATTAATTAAACGGGACTATAAAACATGTCAAACAATCTAGCAATAGGATTAGTCATTACAGCCGGCGTGACAGGTGCGGTTAAGGGCATCCGTTCTGTTTGCAATAGTTTTAAAATATTGCAAGACCAAAGCCTTAGTACGTCTAAAAAAATGGGCGCATTGGCTAAAACTGGAGTAGCCGGGTTTACAGCACTGGCGTCATCCGTTACCGCCACTATGGGGACTATTCGCGGTCTAGCCGACCCCGCAATTAAATTTGAAAGCGCAATGGCCGATGTTAAAAAGGTCGTAAACTTTGACACCCCAGCTCAATTCAAAGAAATGGGCGACGATATTCTAAAACTCACCCGCACAATCCCAATGACCGGGGAAGAAATTGCCGCTATCGTTGCGGCTGGCGGTCAATCCGGCGTGGCGCGGGAAAATCTACTCGGATACGCTAAGGACGCAGCAACAATGGGGGTGGCGTTTGATATGGCAGCCGGTGATGCGGGTGAGGCAATGGCAACCATGGCTAACGTGCTTGGCAAGCCAATCACAGAGATGGCGCAATTTGGTGATGTGATTAACCACCTATCCGATAATGCCAACTCGAAAGCGAAAGATATTGTAAATGTCATCACACGGGTCGGCTCTGATACAAGAATGCTTGGGCTTACCGAAAAGCAATCAGCCGCTCTAGGATCTACCTTCCTTTCGATGGGTAAGGCTCCTGAGCTTGCTGCTCAAGCGGTGAAAGGCATGTCATCATCATTTTTACAACTTAAAGCCGGCGAACATGCGAAAGAGTTAAAACAGCTAGGGTTTACGACAAAAAGCTTTGCAGCTGCGATGAATAAAGACGCGCAAGGCGCGATTTCGTCTTTCATTGAAAAAGTGAAACAGATGCCGAAAGATAAGCAGTATCCGCTTCTTGCCAAGATATTCGGTAAACAATATGCCGATGATGTGTTGTTGCTCGCGCAAAACACCGGGGAATATAACCGCCAGTTAGGGTTATTGCAAGAAACCGATGAGCAAGGGAATTTAAAATATATCGGCTCAATGCAGCGCGAGTTTGAGAACCGGAGTAATACAGCAGAAAACAAACTCACCAAGCTAAAAAACAGCATTTCAGAATTAGCTACCAAAATTGATTTATCCTTCTTGCCGGTGATTTCTTCATTTGTTGAAAATATCACACCAGTCATTTATAGCATCACAAAATGGGTGGAAACTAACCCGCAAATTATGGACTGGGTCTTGACGATTGGTGGCGGTGTTGCGGCTGTTGTGGGCGGTTTATTAACGCTTCACTCAGCGTTTTCTTTTGTGGCAGCTGGATTATTGCCGTTTATTAAAGCGGGGAAATTCCTGGGGGGATTATTAGGGAACGTTTTATTTTCCGCAATCAGCAAACTGTCACTTGGGATTGGCTATTTAATGGGCTACGTGATAAAAGGCGCAATGATGTTTGGAAAAGCGATCTTGATGATGAGCCGTGCATTGCTTACCAATCCAATCGGGCTAATCATTACGGGGATTGCGGTTGCAGCGTATTTGATTTATGAGAATTGGGCTAAAGTTGGGCCATGGTTCTCTGAATTATGGGGCAAGGTTTCCGGGGTGTTTTCTAACGCCTGGAGCGGTATCACAAATTTCTGCTCAACCGCCTGGACAAATATCAGCAATTTCTTCACATCCGGCATCGGAAATATCACATCGGCCATTCTAAGCTGGTCGCCTTTGGCTTTATTCCAACAGGTCTTTTCTTCAGTACTTTCCTGGTTTGGCATTGATGTGCCATCGAAATTTATGGATTTTGGCCGAAATATGATAGACGGACTAGTGAACGGTATTAAAAACGCCTGGGAAGAAGCGAAAAAGATTGTTTCTGATTTAGGTGACGGCATTAAGGGGTGGTTTGCTGATAAGCTGGGTATTCATTCGCCAAGCCGGGTTTTTAAAGGTTATGGCGTGAATGTTGTGGAGGGGCTAGCGATTGGGATGGATAAATCAACATCCATCGCAGAAGCGGCGTCAGATAACCTTGCGGGGGCTGTGGGGTTAAATGGTGTGACCCATAACACAGGCGTTCTTGCCAATTATCAGCCACTCAATCGTGCGGACGTCATGCCACAAGCCGCTGGGGCTGCCAATAGTGTGGTGGTGAATTTTAACCCGACAATCAATGTCAATGGCGGTTCAAATGGTGACGGAAACGGCGTTTTAAACCAGGTTCAACAAGGCTTAAAGATGAGTTTAAGTGAGTTCGAAATAATGTTGAAGCGCGTGTTAGACCAACAACAACGGAGAGCATATTAATGTACTTTATGTTAGGAAGCGTGGCATTTGAGCCTGTTGATTTAACTGACTTCAACGAAACCCATGCAGCAGATTTCGCAGAGCATGCGGTCTTAAAAGGAAAACCCCGCTTGCAAGCTATGGGCGAGAAGCTCACAGAGCTTAATTTTGCTATTCGCTTACATCATACGCTTGGCGGTGTTGAGCGCCGCTACCAGGAATTGTTAGGGGCAAAATCAAAACAAGATGCGCTGCCATTGATTATTGGCCGCGGTAAGTATAAGGGCAATTTTGTGATCACCGATATATCATCGGTCACCTTGTTTACAGATAAGTTCGGGAACGCCCTATGCCGCGAGATGAATATTAGCTTGCGGGAATTTGTAGGCGATATTGAAGATAACCCTTTAGGCGCAGCATTAAATATTGGTGGAGGCTCTTTACTTGGGTCTATGCTGCCGCCAGCATTTATGGCTGGTTTTAACGGAGTAAAAGGGATGCTCGAAAAAGGCATTGCGGTTTATAAAAAAGCTATGGTTGTGGTAAATGACGTCAGAGAAACCGTGCAGACAGTTAGACAGCTAGCCAATGATCCTCTGGCTGCTATATCTTACTTGCCTGGGGTATTAGGTAATCTAGATGCGGCTTTAGGTGGATTTGGGGAAGTGTCAGGTCTAAGTAAAGCATTTGAAGGTGTTCGATTTGGATTGTCTGCGCTCGGGGATATGAGTGAAGAAGTACAGGGTTTTGCCAATGACGTGTCGGCTATGATGAACGAAATTAAAACCATGAGAAATGAGTTCAGCGAAATGAATGAAGGTTCAGATTGGAGCGTTTTTGGCACAAAAGCAGATAGCCATTTTGATGTTTATGATGATCTCAGTGTTCAAGCTGACGAACGGGCGGCTAGAATGACCGCCTGGATAGTATTGCGAAAAGATGAGGACGTAATTGATGACCCAACAAACCGTACTTAAACATACCGTAAAACAAGGCGAGCGTTGGGACAACCTTGCCTATTACTATTATGGCAATGCTTTGGACTTTGAACGCATTATTAATGCCAATCCGCATATAGGATTATGCGAAGTGCTGCCAACAGGGGCAACGGTTTATATTCCGGTGCTAAATATTAAGCCTACAAATAATGAATCAATGCCGCCATGGTTGAGAGGTAATAATGAATAGTAACGTGCCAACCCCTGACTTTTCCATTTTATACGAAAAAACCAATATTACCGCTGACATTGAACCCCACTTAATTGAGCTGGCGTACACCGATAATCTTGAGGGCGAGTCAGACGAGCTGACGCTAACGTTTGAGGATATTAGCGGAAAATGGGTGCGGCAGTGGTATCCAACGCAAGGGGATAAATTAAAGGCGGCTATTGGTTACAAAGGGGCACTGCTGGCCGATATTGGGGCGTTTGAAATTGACGAGGTGGAATATAACTACCGGCCTTCATATATTCAAATCAAAGCGTTGAGTACAGGTGTTGGAAAGGCAAATCGCACGTTAAAGCCTAAAGCCTATGAAAACACAACACTCAAGCAAATAGTGAGCATTATTGCAGAAAAATTAAAGTTAAAAGTAGTCGGGACAATTAAGCCCATTCCAGTTAAGCGCGTAACGCAATATCAAGAGCGTGATGTGGAGTTTTTGGCAAGATTGGCAAGAGAATATCATCACAGCTTTAAGATAGTGGGTGATCAGCTTGTGTTCACGGATAAAGACGAGCTAGGCAAAGAAGAAGTCGTGGCGGCGCTTGAAGAGCGAGATACAATATCGATTACCTTGCGCGATAGAATCAAGGATACGGCCAAGGAAGTTGATGTGAGTGGATATGATGCCACAGGGAAAAAGGTCATCAAGAAGCGTAAAAAAGCAAAGCCGTTGCGCGAAAAGATGAAACAAGCCAAGGCGGCAAGCGGGGACACGTTGAAGATTGTTACCCGTGGGGAAACCCAGGAGCAGATTGATGCACGAGCCGATGCGGCGCTGGCAGAGCAAAATGAAGACCAAACGGCGGGAAATATCATGCTGGTCGGCAATCCTAAGCTCGTGGCCGGCAGCACAATATTACTGCGCAACCTCGGCATTTTTAGTGGGAAATATTTAATAAAATCATCCCGGCATAGTATTACCCGGGGTGGCGGCTATACCACAAGTATTGATGTGCGAATGCTAGAGTTTATCCCGGATGATTTGCTTAGCACAGGCGCACTAACGGAAAATAAAGCGGGGGAATAAATGAAAACGCATGACTTTGGTGCAACTTATCAAGAAGGCATTGTCTCAGCGGTTGATGCCGCGAACCATAAAGTGCGGTGCAAAATTCCCGCGCTTGAAGATTTAGAAACAGCCTGGTTGTCTTATTTAACGCCTAATGCTGGCGGCAATCAGTTTTATTGTATGCCTGATGAGGGCGAATTGGTGGCATTGTTACTTGATGCGCGCGGGGAAGGAGGCTGTGTGTTGGGAGCAATTTACAACGAGAAAGATACCACACCGGCGAATGATAATAACATGTGGGTGAAAAAGTTCACAAACGGGACAGTGATTTCGCACAATCGTAAAAGTGGCGAGATTAATATCAACACAAGCGGCAGCGTTATCGTAACAGCGGATGGCGGTGTAACAATCAATGCTGATGCGTCAATTAATGGAAAACTAGCAGTGTCTGGAAAAATTACGTCCAGTACTGAAGTATCTGCGCCAAAAGTTAAACAAGGCTCTATTGAGCTTGGCTCTCACAAACACTTAGGCGACTCCGGCGGTAAAACAGGCCTTCCGGAATAGCCCACTTCTTTAAATCGCTTTAAAAGCACTCTTCAGCATAGCCTTGTATCATCAAGGCTATGAACACACAAAACACACTCCTCACAACACACTGGCAACTTGCACCACATCTTGATTCTCAAGTGGTGCAAGGCATTGATGATATTCATCAGTGCATTGACCATATCCTTTCGACAATTAAAGGCACAGATGTGTTACGCCCTGAATTTGGAAGTGACCACTTCCAATATATCGACCAACCGGAAGATGTGGCTATGCCGAATATCGTGCGTGAAATCACCCTTGCTCTGCAACGTTGGGAGAAGCGCATCAACATTGATTCAGTGGACGTTGACGGCATGGCTCCGCACTTTGAATTTGTCATCTATTGGTCGCTTACCGAGGATGTGTATCGCGAAATTTACGCCACGAGGGTCGCCCAATGAATAGATATGATGTGAAAGTCGTTGATGATAACGTAGAAAGCATTTTACGCGACTCTATTGCGCAGTATGAAAAACGTACCGGCAAAATCTTACAACCGGCACACATTGAACGTTTACTTATCAACGTGTATGCATTGCGTGAGAGCCTAGCGCGCCAAGGTATTAACGAAGCCTTTCGCCAAACATTTCCACAATACGCCACGGGGCTTGCTTTGGATTTATGCGGGGAAACCTTTGGTTGTTATCGTTTATTGGATAAACCGGCTCGCACGATTCTACGCTTTAGTATTAAAGGTGATCACCCGTCCGTTTTAATCCCGAAAGGCACGCGCGTTGCCGTTAGCGATGAAATCGAATTTATTACACTGAATGATGATGTGATTACACCGCTTATCGCTTACGTCGAAATTGAAGCTGCTTGCAATAAAGCTGGTACTGCTGGCAATGGTTGGGAGCTTGGGCGCGTAAAAACACTAAAAAGTGCGGTCAATTTTGCGGGCGAAATCACCGTCACCAACATTGATGTGCCAAGCGGCGGTTTAGCGCGCGAAGATGATGACGACTACCGCAAGCGAATTCTTGCCGCACCGGAAGCCTTTACCAGTTGTGGTTCCGTTGCCGCTTACGATTATCACACCCGCGCTGTATCGCAAGACATTGCCGATGTGAATGTCTCCAATCCACGTGGCGGTTTAGTGCGCATTACCGTGCTCACAAAAACAGGCTTGCCAGACAGTCGTTTGCTTAATGATGTAAAGCAATACGTTAGCCCAGAACGCCGTCGCCCATTGTGCGATACCGTCGAAGTGATTGCACCAACTAAGCGTGATTACCAAATCAATGCCACATTAACGCTACTAGACGGCTACCGCGAAGACATTGTGAAAACCAAAGCCCGTGATGCCTTGCAACTGTATTTATCCGATAAAACCAAAAAACTCGGCATTGACGTTGTGCCGTCTGCCATTATCAGCGCATTGCGTGTCGATGGCGTGTATGACGTGAATCTGATTGCCCCAGCAAAAATCGTCGTAGGTGAAACAGAATGGGCAAATTGCACTGCTATCAATATTGAAGTTACACCGGAGCGTAGCAATGGCTAATTTGACTTATGCGGATGTGATTGAACGTGAAGCCAAATACAAAGCCTTGGCAGATTTGAGCTGGCGAATTAATGCGTTGGATAAAAGCAAGGTGATGACGACCTTGGTCGAATTGCTTGATGATGAATTTATCCCGTTACTCGCTGAAAAATGGAGTGTAACAGGTTACGACGGTGCATTTTTAGCAGAAAACGACTATTCAAAACGAAGTTTAATTAAAGCAGCTATTGAACTGCACCGCTACAAAGGTACACCTTGGTCGATTCGTGAAGTGTTGCGCCACTTAGGCTTTGGCGAAATTGAAATCGATGAAGGGTTAAAAGCACGGACTTATGAACATAAATTTGTGCAGACGATACCGTTAAGTGATAAATGGGCTTATTACGCCATTCGCCTAAATCAACCGATTACTAATGACCAAGCGCAACAACTACGTAAGATTTTACGTAATTTTGCCCCAGCACGTTGCACATTAGCCGTACTGGATTATAAATCCGTACCGCTACGTTACAACAACAAAGCCAGTTATAACGGCAGTTATAACCACGGTTCAAACTAGATTTAAACCTCATTTAAAGGATAGTTATGGCTAATTTAAAAGAACAAGAAAAGTGGGAAGACGGAGTTTATCAAATTGAAGAAAACGACCCTGTGCTTGGCGGTGAGAATGGCATTACAAATAAACCCATTAAACAACTCGCCAATCGTACATTATGGCTTAAAAAGACATTGGAGCTATTTGGTAAAAAATCCGCACCGAAAGATTTAACAGCAGAAAGCACAAGTACGGCTGATGAATCCGGTCATAGTCACAAACTGCCTATTGGATCAACCACACAAAAAGGTATTTGGCAAGCTACGAGTGATACCGGTATTGATAGTGATGGTTTGGTATTGACAGCTAAAGCCGGTAAAAAATTTGCGCAATCAATAGCTCAATTACAGCTAAATGTTACACAAAATTACATCAATAACAATAAAAAATCAGATGCGGTAAATAGTAACTCGTCTGAAGACGTTGCTTCAAGCAAAGCAGTAAAGACGGCTTACGATAAAGGCGTTGCCGCAAACAACAACGCCGAGGGTCGCATATCTAAATCTGGTGATAGATTAACCGGCATTTTATATTCTGTCGGTATCTCATCTAAACATTTTGGCTATGGCGCTTATGCTAATCAATATACTAGCGGCGCGCCGTTTATGGTTGAGACTACAGGGTCGCAAGACCGTGATACGTATCATCCATTTGTCAAAGGTTTAGTCCGTTCAAAAGGACATTATGGCGCAGGATTCTCATTCGGCTACACGACTAAGCAAGGTGCAGGTGATGGCTTTGGGCGAGGGATTATCCATCTTATTGAGGATAATGGCGCCAACATAACATGGGCTTTTGAGCATAATGGTGATTTTGTCTCACCTAATGATGTGCTGTCGTCAAGTGGTAGATCTATTAACAAATCTATCCAGCAGGACGAGGTTGTTGGTGAGGTCGCATTCTTTGCTCGGACAACGCCGCCTAGTGGTTGGCTCAAAGCAAATGGTGCAGCCGTATCCCGTACAACATACGCCGCACTATTTGCTGCAATAGGGACAACATTCGGCGCAGGCGATGGACGAACTACTTTTAACTTACCTGATTTACGTGGTGAATTTTTACGCGGCCTAGATGATGGGCGAAATATTGATAGAGGGCGCAGATTGGGGACTGCTCAAGGCGATGCTATCCGTAATATTACAGGTAAATTAGATGGCTCCGCTATGGGCAGCGGTAACCAAGTACTTGAGGGCAAGATGATTGCGTCTGGTGCAATAGGGACAACGTATCAACAAAGACAATGGTCAGGAGACCAGGGCGGCTGGGGAGAGCAATCTGTATCATTTGATTTTGACGCATCAAGAGTGGTTCCAGTCGCCAATGAAAACAGACCGCGCAACGTCGCATTATTAGCTTGTATTAAATACTAAGGATAAACCATGACTTACCCATTAACAAAAAAAGTATGCCAATTAGATGAGCAAGGCATTTATGTTGGACAAACGGACGCAGATTTATCCCCGGAAGAAGCCGAAAATGGCGTTTATTTAATGCCAGCCGGTTGTGTTGATGTTACTCCGCCGAAAGAAAAAGATGGCTTTGTTGCTAAATGGACAAACGAAGAATGGCAATATATTGAAAACCATATTGGGAAAATCGTTTATTCAACAGCAACAAAAGAATCCATGGAAATTAGTGAGCTTGGCGCAATCCCACAAGGTTACACATTAATACAACCGTCAAGCGAGCAAGAGGAATGGAATGGTAACGCATGGGAAATTCCCCCAGAAAAACTAACCGCACTTTTAACTGAAAAACGCAACCGCCTAATCGAGCAAATTGACGGTCATGCGGCAACAATTTACAGCACGTGGACGCGTTTTGAAAGCGAGTATCGTGAGCGCCAAACAGCAGCAGAAGCCTACAAATCTGCAAATTATCAAGGTGAGTGTAGCCGTTATATCACAGACTTCGCCAAACGTGCTGGGTTAAATAACAAAGCCGCAACAGATTTGATTTTGGTGCAAGCAGCAGGATTGGAAAAACTACAAATGGAGCTTGCTAACCAACGCATGCGCAAGTATGAGCTCAAAGCACCTAATCTCACACTTGAGCAAATGCAGGCAACTTATGACGACATTATTAAACAAATGGATCACTTGATGGAGGCTTATAACAATGGCTAACCGTGTCTATCTCGCTTTTTATAAGCATAAACGTAGCTTCTTAAAAGAGCCTTTCAAAGCCCTAGCCGATGCAGTGACACGCTTTTTTACAAAAGGCCAATACTCACACTGCGAGATAGCTGTTGAGCGGCTGGAATTTACTCAAGGTGACCATTACGAGCATCGAGTCATGTTTGATTGTTATTCCGCGTCAGTGCGCGATGGTGGCGTTCGATGTAAGCATATTGATTTACCAGAAGCAGACAAGTGGGATTTGATTTGCCTTGAGAATGTAACAGAGGCGCAGATTAAATCTTATTTCAACCGCACAGCAGGCGCTAAATATGACTGGTGGGGCGCGTTAGGAGTTGTTCTTGGGATTAAGCAAAAACGAAGCAAATATTTTTGCTCAGAATGGTGCTTTAACGCAATTTATAACAGTGATGAAGGTTGGCGTTTTAGCCCAAATCAACTTGCAGCAATATTTAAAAAGGATTCATAATGGCAAACAAGCAAACAAGCAAACAAGCAAACAAGCAAACAAGCAAACAAGCAAACAAGCAAACAAGCAAACAAGCAAACAAACGGAGCGTACTATGTTTAAACAAGCTCCATTACCGTTTGTTGGTCAAAAGCGCATGTTTCTAAATCACTTTAAAGCGATTTTAAACGAGCAGATTCAGGGAAATGGTGAGGGCTGGACTATCATTGATACATTTGGCGGGAGTGGTTTATTAAGCCATGTTGCTAAACAACTCAAGCCTAAAGCACGCGTAATTTATAATGACTTCGATGGGTATGCTGAGCGATTAGCACATATTGACGACATTAACGCACTTCGCGCGCAGCTTTACGCGGTAGTTGGTAATGCTACGCAAAAAAACAAAAGATTGACGAAGAATTGTAAAGCAGAATGCATCAAAATTATTCAAAATTTCAAAGGTTATATTGACTTGAATAGCCTGGCGAGTTGGCTTCTATTTAGTGGTCAGCAAGTGGCAACATTAGATGACCTATTTCAGAACGATTTTTGGCATTGCGTTAGACAGTCAGATTATCCGAAAGCGGATGGATATTTAGATGGGCTTGAGATTACGCGCGAGTCATTTCACACGCTTTTACCTAAATTTAGCAACGACCCTAAAACCTTATTTGTTCTAGACCCGCCATATTTATGCACCCGTCAGGAAAGCTATAAACAGGCGACGTACTTTGATTTAATCGACTTCCTCCGACTAATCAACCTCACGCGCCCTCCTTATATATTCTTCAGTTCAACAAAGAGCGAATTTGTTCGCTTTATCGAGTATATGGTAGAAGATAAGGTTGATAATTGGGAGGCTTTTTACAACTCCGAGCGCGTTGTTGTTAAGGCTTCAGCAAGTTATTCGGGGAAATACGAAGACAACATGGTTTATAAGTTTTAAGACTTAAAATTTAAACGCCCTTTAATGATGATTTAAGGGCGTTTTTATTTCTCAAAATTCGTGGATTTTAATCGCTAAAAATGAGAAACTTGAGGTGTTTTAAATTTCTCACATTTAGCGGTTACGTTTCTCAAAATTCGCGGGCGGCAACACTAGCCATTAGCAGTGGCTTGGAACATAGCTAAAGTAGTAATATATTTAATAATGAGCCTATATATCGGGAGGAATATTGAAAACTAAGCTATTACTTCAATATCTTATATTTTGGGTAATTATATTTATTATTTGTTTTACATTTTCTACGTTAGCGTTTAGTTTATTTGAGCTGCTTCTAAAGCTTGATAATTATTCTTTTTCTGATTTTAAGAAAATGGCATCTTTTTGGTTAAATGGCTCTGCTGCAATGGCGACTTTAGTTTTGATAATTGAAGTTAGAAATAAGCGATGGTAATCTCGAAAATATTCAAACAAGTACACATTCAAAAATATTGGATAGATTAATATTTGAGTAGAATGTAATTTTAAATGTCCAGATATAAAGGGCGGTCAATTTTAATGAGTTTTAAAACTTCACAAAATTGACCGCACTTTTTTTTTTCCCGCTTTACTTAACTACTTCCGCCGTATATTCCAATTTGTGAATCGCATTAATCAATTGCTCATCAGCAACTTTTGGATCTTCCACAACAGTCACAGTTCTGTCTTTAATGGAGGCTTTAGTGGAAATCACGCCATCAATATTACGCAACTCTTTATTCACCAAATAAGCACAAAGCTGGCAGTTCATTTCATTCACTTTTAGCACAACTTGCTTTGTTTCTTCCGCCTGAGCGACAGAGAATGAGAACAATGAAAGCAAAAGTGCGGTCGTTAATTTCTTCATTTTTTGTTCCTAATTAGAAAGCTCTAAAATCCACGGTAAAATGGTTGGATAAGTTAAGAAAAAGAGCATGACGATAAATACAATCCAATACAAAACAATGAGCTTTTTACGGGAAATGTATTTGCTGCAAATGATTTTTTTGGAAAACATTAGCAACCAAAAGCCGTAGGCAAAGGCGCATAATGAAACGATAAGCATCGGAATGCGTAAATAGTCATATTCACCCAAACCGATCAACCATGTGGATGACACGCCAAATACTAAATAGATTAAAGGCGCAATACAGCACAATGTTGATGCCACCGCAGCACTTAGTGCGGTGGCAATCGCAACCCAAAAAGATTTATTAGAGCTTTTTAGAGATGTAGTCATATTTAAATTCTTTCGGGTCAAAGGAATTTAACGGGTCGCCGCCCACTTCAGCATACGGATAGCCAAAGTTGTTGAGTGGAGCAAGTTCTGGTTGTGGATATAAATCGAAATCACGAGCATGATTAAATCCTACCCAGTTTGCTTCCCAGTTACCGAATAAGTATTTGGCAACAGCTTGTGTATCCTTATCATCAACAGATTTTTTCTCTGCTAAACGCATTTTTGCCACGTCTGCAGAATCAACAGGCACCCAGCCGAATCCTGCAAGATAGAACTCAGCACGACAATGCTGACCACCGCTTACATTTGCTACGCCATGTTCGTCCGCACTACCGAATGCACTTTTAGAGTATTTGCCCATTTTATCCGCTGCACCTAAACGAATACCGAAAATTTCACGAGCTGGAACACCGCTAGCGCGAGCAAGTGCGACGAAAACAGAGTTAATATCAGTACATTTTCCTTTTAACACGCCAGTGGTCAGAATTTTTTCTACATCACCATCGCCACAGCCTAGAACAGAATTGTCACGTTCCATATTGTTGACGATCCATTGGTGGATCAACTCGGCTTTTTTCAATGGATTGGTTTCAGTGCCTACAATCTTATCAGCGAACTGTTTCACGATACCATCAGTTTTAATATGTTGAGTCGGTTTTAAATATTCTTGTACATCAACAGAATAGTGAATGTCTTTTGGTGGCTTGTAATTTTCTAATGCACCTTTAACCATTGGTTCGCGATCTTTGGTTTCAATCACCATTGTGATTTTTAAATCGCGTTTTTGTGCATCTTTATCCCAGGTCGCAAAGAGCGTTTTCGCACCATATTTGTTGTTTTCTGTCACATACGCATCCAAATAGTTACCTTCAAAATGGATAGATTTTACCTGTTGATACTCGCCATTAAACGGTAAAGGCACCCAAAGATTTGCTTGTCCTTGCGAACCTTTTGGCGCAACTAAATCATAAGTTTGAGTGAATTCATACAGATGAGAATCGGTATTGTAGTTTGGAATGTCGGTATTGGCGTAAGCCATGGAACATGCGGAGAGCACCGCTGTGGCGATAAGTTTCTTCATGATAAGATCCTTCTAGTTAGTTAACAGTTAAAACTTAACACATTAGATAAACTAATTGTGGACATAGCTATAGTAGCTCATTTTATTTTCTAGTCAATATTGCTTTTTTATTTCAGCCATTTAAGATTTGCTAAAGAAATTTGAAGTAAAATACCGTTTCTATTTTTATTGGAAAGAATAATGACAAAACAAATTTTCACACAATCTCAACAGCCAGAAGAGGAAGAAATTCTGCCTAAGCAGGAATTTTATAATGTTGAAACAACTATCGATAATGAACCTTTAGAAGGGGAGTTGTTAGACGAGCAATTTGAGCAAATTGTGAAGCCTAAATCGAGTGGTTGGAAAACGGCTTTAAAATTGACCGCACTTTTGTTTTTAGGGGCGACAGTTGCACAATCTGTTCAATGGATTTGGGATAGTTATCAAAACCAACAATGGATTTACCTTGCTTTTGCATTAGTGAGTTTTGTTGTGGTGATGTTTGGTTTATCTGAAATCATCGCAGAATGGCGACGTTTAGTGAAACTCAAAAAACGGTTGAATTTACAAGAACAAAGTCAGCGATTAATAGGTGAAAGTGCAGTTAAAAATCATCAAGTTTTTTCTGAACAGGATAGCGAAAAAGGGAAAGCCTTGTGTTTATCGATTGCCGATACCTTAAAATTGGATTCGCAACATCCTGCAATTGTCCAATGGAAAAAGCAGCTTAATGAAAGTTATTCAGCTCGCGAAGTTACCCATTTATTTAGTCAAACGGTGTTGCAATCTTTTGATCGAAAAGCGAAAAAACT